CTCGTCGAGCTGGGCGCCGGTCTTGTCGTGGCCGAGTGGTACGCGTTCGACGACGCCGAGCTCGACGAGGCCCTCCATTGCCTTCCTGACCCCGCGGGACGTCATCCCGGTGCCCTTGGTGAGCAGGTCGTCCCCGGGCCACCCGGCGCGGGCCTGGTCGTTGAAGTCGAACGCGCAGACCAGCAGCACCAGCCGCTGGCCCTTGGTGAGTTCGGGCGGGGCGTGGCGGATCACTTCCTGCATCAGGTCGTACCCCACTACTCGTCGACTTCGTTGGGTGCCCGACGGAACGGGCTGGTTGCCTGACGGAACAGGCCGGCCTGACGGAACAGGCCGAGACCGGGCGTGGCGGAACACGCGCGGTGGTGGCGGTTGTCGTGGCGGAACACGAGGGGAGACCGCCTTTCTGGTCGTGCGGTCGTGCAGGGTCAGTCGGTGCAGGCCTGCCAGGTGTAGGCGGGTCGGAGAGCGCCGGTGTGGGCGCGTGCGGGGCGGTCGGTGAGCACGTAGCTGCCTCGGCCGTCGTCGGTGACCACGGCCGGCGGTGGCCGGCCTCCCGGGCCCAGCGGGGCGGTGGTGTCGGCGCCGCACATGGGGCCGCCGATGAGCTCGACGGCCACCCCGTCCGAGGTGGGGCCGGTCATCACCGGCCCCCGTCGGGCGGTGGGGTCCAGCCCATGCCGACGAGCAGGCGCCGGGTGGCCTCGGCGAGTTCGACGCAGCCCTCGACGTCGGCGTCGACGGTCTCGATGAACATCTCCAGCTCGATCGTCGGGAACGTGCCGACCTCGCCGCGGATGGTGATGGCGCGGGTGGTCTGCTTGAGCTCTACGCCGTCGATGACGATGGTGAGGTCCGGTGGGTGGCCGGGCCGGAGGACGACGCGGCCGGTGGCGGCGGCGCGGGGCATCAGTCGGCCTCGCCGAACGGGTCGAGGTCGTCGACGAGCTGCAGCTGCTGCCCGCGGTCGGCCTTGACGACGGGTCCGAACGTGACGTCGATGATCTCCATGTCGCAGATGACGCGGACCTCGTCGTCCTTGCGGAGCTTGCGGGCGTGACCGACGCAGCGGGCCTTGACGGTGAAGGTCTGCTCGTCGCCGAGTTCGGCGGAGACGGCGAGCGCGGATCCGCTCATGCCGGTGAACTTGACGTGCGCGGCGGGCATGAGCTCCTGCTGCACGTCGGCGGGTTGGGCCATGGTCATGCTCCGATCTGGGCCGGCGACGCGGCCGTTGTGGTTGGCGTCTGCACGCAGGTGAGGGCGTCGGCGACGGCCGACCACGCGGCGTCTGCGGCCCGTTCTGGTGGCGTGCCGGGCGGGCACTCGATCACGATGCGCACGGGGCCGCCGTCGAAGTCGAGGGAGACGGTGACCTTCACGGCGGGCTCGCAGCCGGCCGCGCGGGCCGCCTTGCCGTTGCCTCGGACAGTGCCCGGAAGGCCAGGATGTCCAGCGCTTCCTGGGGGGTCATGACTCGCCCCGCGCTGCCTGGTCGGGCTCGTCGCCCCAGAACTGCCGGACGACCTCGGCGTCCTCCGCGCTGGGCTCGACAGCCGGCGGTGGTCCGTCGTCGTCCTCGCCGGGCAGCGGCGGACCCTGGGAGGGGTCGGGGTCCGCCGCTTCCGGTGCCGCCCCACCCGCGGGGGCGCGGGTCTTCCCGGGGGCGGACGTCTTGCGCGGGGCTGGCCGGCGCTTGGCCGGCTGGGCGTCGCCCGGGTCGGGCACGGGCGGTGCGAGGTCGGCCGCTGTGATCACCGCGGCGGCCGGCGGGAACTCCTCATCGCGGCTGATCTCACCGCGCTGGATGGACTGGTAGATCACCGTGAGCGGCGCGAGGTCCAGGGCCGTCCACGCCCGCGTCGGTAGACCGACCTTCGCCTCAAGCTGCTGCTCAGACACCCCGAGCTCGGCGAACAACTCGATCGCCGCGGCGATCCGCTGCGGCAGCGGCTTCCCACCGCCGTCCTCCAACGTCTTCGTGCACGCCGCCTTGGCCTGCTCGACGAACCACAGCGGCATCAGGGCGAACAGCGCTTCGCGGACCCTGCGGGCGCCGGCGTTCGCGTTGTTCTCGTAGATGTCGCGGGCTGAGGTGAGTGGGTCGCCGCCGTCGGTTTTGTCGCGGGCGTGGGGCACGATGAAGATCGCCGACGCGCGGGCGTTGGTCTGCAGGTCCCACGCGAACGCCTGCATCTCCGACTGGGCGTAGACGTCGTCGCGGCGCAGCTCCGCGACCCCGTAGGAGATGTTCCCCCAGCAGCGGGCCAGCTCGCGTGCGAGGTGGATGGTGGCGCCGGTGACGGGCTTCCCCTTCCCGCGGGGGAACCGGTAGAAGGCGCGCTCGGCGAGCTCGCGCATCCCGCAGGCATCGCGCATCTCCTTGATCGCGTCCTGCTTGTTGCGGTGGCGGGCGTCGGCGGCGAGGACCGACGCGTACACCTCGGCGGCCGCGCGGGACTGCTCGATCGCGGTGCCCTGCCCGATACGGGCGGCGGTCGGGTGTGGGAGCGGGACGGGGGCGTTCACAGGGGCTTCCCCTCGGGTTCGAAGTCGCCGCGGAGCAGCGCGGCGTCGTGCTGGTAGGTCTTCCAGGTGGGGAGCTGCGTCGAGATGACGCGGTCGTCGGCGTAGCCGGGCCACTGGTCGCGTTCGCGGCACACGCGGTACAGGTCGCGGGCCTTGCGGTTGCGGTCGTGGCCGCGGCCGATGTCGTCGGGGTGGAGCTGGGCGCAGACGACGAGGTGCGGCGCGGTCTTGCGTTGGAAGATCAGGATGAACGCGGGCTGGCCGGCAGGGGACAGGCCGAGTTCTTCTGCGCCGTCGACGTACCAGGCGCCCTGGCCGTAGTAGCAGAAGTTCGCGACGGCCTTGGCGATGGTGTCGGGGTCGACCTCGTCGGCTGTCTTGTAGTCGACGAGGACCAGGCGCTGCCCGACGATGGTGTGCCGCAGGAAGTCGATCATCGCCCGGCACCACACCCCGGACTCCTTGTCCTGCCAGACCAGGGTGCGTTCCGGGGCGCCGGCGGCCGGGTTGAGGAGGTTCGCGGCCCACGGGTGGGCGCGCAGGGCGGCGGCCATGGCCGCGATGGTGTCGACATCGTGTGGCCGGATCGGTCGTTTCCCGGCGTCGCGAACAGCCTGGACGGCGGCCTTGTCCGCCTCGGTGCGCCAGGAGTTGGGGTCCTTGCCGGTGCCGGCGACGACCACGACGTCGTCACCGATGCCGAGAACCTTGTGGTGCGCGGCCGCTCCGAAGTCGAACTCCTCCTTGTGCTCGTTGAGGTCGCCGTCGAGCCATGCCTTGAAGAACGCGGGGGCCTTGGGTGGCATGAGCAGCTTCGCGCCGCTGTGGGACAGCGACCCGCCCGCGACCGGGTCGGCGTGGTAGACCTCGGCGGGCAGGTCGTACACACCTGGGCTGGTGATCGGTAGCATCGTGGTGTCGATCTCCGCCTTGGTCGGGTCGGGATCGGCGGCGGCGCGGATCGGGCGGTCCGCAGAGGTGCCCCCATCGGCCGCAGACGTGCGGCCGGTGGGGAACCGGGTGGTGGGGACCATCAGAACGGCACCTCTTGGGGCCAGTGGGTGGTGACGTCCTTGCCGCGCAGGCCGGCGAGCAGCGTCTTTCTGGCGTGCTCGGCGAGTAGCACTGCGGCGCGCTGTGCGTCATCGGGGCCGGGTGCGTCGGTGACTCCCGGCAGGGGCACGTCGAGCACCCAGCGCAGCAGGGTGTTGACGGCGTTGGCCTCGCCGACGTTCAGGGCCACGGTCAGGTCCCTTCTCGTTGGATGCGGGTGGTGGCTTCGGTGACTGCGACGCCCTTGTCGAACAGGGGCGCGGCCGACCTGCGGGCGCGGGGTGGGAGGCCGAGCTGGGTGGACACGGCGTCGGGCAGGACGATGCGGTCCACGGCGGCCGGGTGGGGCAGGGGCTGAGGGTTGTCGATGAGGTCCCCGACGGGGTCGTCGCCGGCCCAGGCGGCGGTCAGGTCGGCCCACACGGCGGGGTGGGCGGCGGCGACCTCGGCGAGGACGGGCGCGCCGGCGTGGGCGGGGTCGACTACGGGCGGCGTGGTCACTGCGGGCGCCCGATGATCTGGAGGACTTCCCCGATGGCGATGTGCCGGTAGGGGCCGGCGAGCAGCTCTGTGCAGCGCGCGTGGAGGCGGCTGAGCCTGACCGGGGCGTCGGCGTCGTCGAAGCGGTCGGAGCCGATCTCGATGTCGAGGGCGTGGCGGGCGTCGCCGAGGCGGTCGCGGAGCCGGGCGACGGTGCCGCGTTCGACGCCGATGGTGGCGGAGGCGCGGCCGTAGAGCTTCTGGAAGTGGCGGAGTTCGGCGTAGATGGCGGCGGTGGTTTCCAGGCACTGGATGAGTTCCAGGGTCTGTACCTCGGAGGCGGGTACCTCCTCGATGGTCGGCACCCACTCCACCGGGGTTGTGTCGGTGGTGTCAGGCAAGGTGTTCGGCTCCGGTGTCGACAAAGTGGACGTCTCCGATCTGGCATTCGCAGTGCCGCCAGGACTGCAGGTCGGGGATATCGCGGCCCTGGTCGTCGTGGGTGGTGCCGTACGCCTTGTGCCAGGGCGCCTCGGCCCGCGGCTGGGGGCGTGGGCGGCGGCCGGGCCAGCGCCGGTGGCGGCCGGGTCCGGTCGGGCGGCTGGCTAGGGTTATGACGGTCATCCGAGTCGTTCTCCCTCGGGGTGGTCGGGTGGGGTTGGCGCGGGGTCGCGCCGACCCACCGCTGGTCAGGGCGCCGTTGGTGAGTCCCGCCAGGCGGCGGGTCGGCGGTCGTTCCCAGCGGGCACGTAGTCGACGTGGCGCTGTGGCAGCCAGGAGTTCCGGTACGCGGCGCGCCGCTGGGTGCGGGCGACCTGGGTGTTCTCGTCGGGCCGGGCGGGGGTGCGGGCGATGGGGTCCTCGCGGGGGCGGCTGGGCCGCTGGGCGGGCGAGGGCATCGCGGTGCCGGCGGCGGTCCGCACGGTCGCCGTCGCCACGACGTCCGCGCAGTCGGGGCAGGTGGCGTGTCCATCGAGCTGGTCGAGCTCGGCGACGGGCCGCCACTTCGCGGCCGGGCGGCCGCAGAGTGCGTCGCGGATCCCGCCGCGGCGGCCGGCCTGCGTGAGGTCGACCTTGTGCGCGACCCGGCGGATGTCGGCGTCGCGGACGTTGCGGGCGCACCACTGGGCGCGGGTGATCTCGCTGTGGGCAGGACGGCTGCGCGTGTTGGTGGTCACGGGGTTCCTCAGTCCTGTGGGTGGTCGGCGTCGTCGGCGGCGGTGAGGTCGCGGACGGTGAGGTTGAGCAGGCCGAACAGCGCCATGAAGGTGAGGCCGACGACGGTGGCGACGAGGGCACCGGCGATGAGCAGGGTGATCAGGACGGTCACGGTCAGGTCGCTTTCACGGTGGGCCGGTGCAGGGGGCAGTGCTCATGGCGGATCCGTACCTGCGGCTCGCGCGGCATCTGCCTGGTCCACCTGCAGCGGCAGAGCAGCTGGGGAGGGATGTAGGGCGGGGTGGTCATGCCTGCCCGGTCCCGCCGCAGGTGTCGCACTTCGCGCTGCCGCCGCCGGGCTTGCCTTCGGGGTTGCAGGTGGGGCAGCCGGGCGTGTAGCCGGCGTCGATGGCGAGGGCCACGGAGAGGGCGTTGCAGGTGGCGCAGCTGGATTGGCCGGCGGCGACGATGCCGGTGAGGTGGTGGGTGCGGGCGCCGCAGAGGGCTTGGCGGCCTTCGGGGGCGAGGTGGGTGTTGCCGTCGCGGGTCATGAGCAGGTCGAGGACTGGCTTGGCGGCGGTGTCGCAGGGGGTGCTGTGGCCGGCGGGTTGGGAGCAGCCGGCCGTGGTGCACAACCGGTGGGCTCGGGTGGTCGCGCTCACGACACACGCTCGGTGGGCTGCTCGGCGGACGGGAAGGGCGACGTGCCGACGAGGTCAGCGAGCTGCAGGCCCAGGACGTGGGCGAGCTTCTCCAGCTCGTCAAGGCGCCAGGGCAGGCCGCCGCTCATGCGACGGCTGACCGCTGGCTGGCTCAGGCCGAGCTTGAGGCCGAGCTCCTCCTGCGAGACCTCCGCCACCAAGATCCGCTTGCGGACTCGATCCGCAACGGTGAGTGCAGGGGGCTGGTTCACGTGGCATGTTCTATCCCCGTAGAGGATAGTTCGTCAACCCAGCGTCATGTACCCCATGGGTCGCGTTGACTCGGTCAGCGAGTCGTGTATACGCTCAGCGCATGACGGTGACCTACGGGAAGGCCCGGCCCCGAGGCCAGCTGCGAGCCTTCCTGGCCCGCGAGATTCGCGCAGCGATGGCCCGGGAGAAGCTCTCAGGGGTAGCGCTCGCAGCTATCATCGGCAAATCTCAGCCGTACATATCGCGGCGCCTGAGCGGCGTGCTCGCATTCGACGTTGACGACCTTGAGGTGATCAGCCTCATCCTCGGTGTGTCGCCGTCCGAGCTCCTCTCCGAGGCTGTAAGGCGCCTCGACGCGCAGACTGCCGCTGCGGATCAAGGCGGCGCTACTGCGCCCGTTACTCGACGGTACCAAACCGATATAGCACCCGTCCTGCCGCTGTTCGCGCAGGTCAGGATGGCCGACCGGAGCCGACTCGGCCGATCGGGCGAAAGTGGTGTAGCCGCGTGAACACCCAGCGCACACCTCGCGATCAGTCCACCATGACTGCTCCGACAGAACACGACCAGCAATTGATCAAACTGCACTGTGACTACATGAGACGCACCGGTGCCACCGAATCCACATTGCACCACCGCCGGGCGAATCTACTCCGATTCGCCCGCCGCATTCCCTGCGAAATCGCCGCCATCACCGCCACCGACCTCGACCGGTGGCAATCCGGACTCCGCGTGTCCCTGTCGTCGATCGGCACCTACACCAGCCACGTCCGCAGCTTCTACCGTTGGGCGCACGAGACCGGACTGCTCGACGTCGACCCCTCCACCCGGCTGCCCCGGCCCCGGATCCCGACCCGGCTGCCCCGCCCCATCCCCGCGGCCGACCTCGCGCTGGCGCTGGCGTGCGCGGCCGAACCGGTACGCACCTGGATCGTCCTCGGCGCGTTCATGGGCCTGCGCGCCGCCGAGGTCGCGGCGATCCGCCGCGAGGACATCACCGACGTCCTCGTCGACGGCCGGCCCCGCACCATGCTCGCCGGGATCGGGAAGGGGCGTAAGGCGTTCCGGCTGCCGGTGCCGGCCGCGGTCGTCCCGATCCTGTGCGCCCACCTCGGTGGCCAGCCGGGCCCGCTGTGGCGGACCGTGACCGGGCTGCCGGTGACCGCGCACAACATCACCGACGAGGTCACCGCGCTGTTCCGCCGCCTCGGGCTGCCGCACACCATGCACTGCTGCCGGCACACGTTCGGCACGAACGTGCACCGCGAAACCCACGACCTCCTGATGACCGCCGACCTCATGCGGCACTCCTCCACGAACACCACGCGGCTCTACGTGGAGCCGGTGGCAGCGGAGGGCACCGCGGCGATGGACCGGCTCGCCGCCGCCCGCCTCGCCCGCCGCGGCCGACAACCCCGCCGAGGTGCGGCATGACCGCCGCCGCAGTCCCGGACCTGATTCAGACCGTGGCGCCCACCCGGGCCGCCACGTAACGCAGAACGGGCCCCAGCCGGGGGGACCGCCCCGGCCGGGGCCCTCGACCCACGGGGGTGGGCCCGATGCAATGTTCCGCCGAGTGCGGCCAGCCAGCCAGATACGTCGTCGGGGACGGCGGACCGATCCTGCTCGTTCTGTGCCCGGACTGCGCCCGGGTGTCCCGGCGACTGCGCAGGCAGATCGCCACGCGGCCGCTGCGCCGCGGCGCGTAACGAGACCAAGACCGACACCGACGATGGGCCGCCCACATCGAACAAGGAGCACCATGCGCCCACACAGGCTCGTCGCCGCGGCCGTGCTGACAATGGCGCTGGCCACCGCATGCGGTGACCAGAAGCTGGTCTGGGGAGCGGCGCCCTCCGTCGCTCCCTGGACAGCGACGACAACCCGACCACCGACACCACCAACCCGCGTGGTGCGCACCCCGACCGCCGCCGCAGCCGCACCGACCAGTAGCCCACCGGCACCGAGGACCACGTTCAGCGAGGGCGTCTACGCGGTCGGCGTCGACATCCAACCCGGCCAATACCGATCGCCGGGAGGGGCAGCCTGCTACTGGGCCCGGCTCGACGCGAACGAGGGGATCATCGACAACTACATCGGGAACGGCCCGAGCATTCTCAACGTGCGCGCCTCGGACGCCTACATCGAGCTGAGCCGCTGCACCTGGACGAAGTCGGGGTAACAGGACTAGTCGTCGTCGCGCTGCTCGTCGAGCGCACGCAGCTGCGCCTTGAGGTCGTCCATCTCCCAGCGCATGTGCCCCGACGGCAGACGCACCGTCGGCCGCAGCTTCCCGGCCGACACGTAACGGGCCAGGGTCTTGCGGGAGATCCCGATGCGGTCCGCGGCCTCGGTCGTCGTCAGCATGCGGGCGGGCCGGGGCACAGTGATCACGTTAAGGCCGGCTCGACCCTGCCTGACCTGCGAAGACCCAATCGGGCGACAACTGCCTGACCTGACCGGTCCTGGGTCGACCCGGGCCAATCTGGGATCAGCTGTCCCAACCTGTCCGAATCGGGGCTACCCTCGGTGCCCCCGCTGAAACACAGCGGAGCCCGGTCACCGCGTCAACGGTGACCGGGCTCCTTGATCCGCTCACGCAAGGAGCGAACCCGTGACGCAACATACCGACCGGCCCGGCAACGGGGACCGGGTCCGACACGCCCACACCGGCGACGTCGGCCGGCTCGACCGCTACGAACGCCCCGACGAATGGTTCGAGTGGGCCCTTGTCAGGTGGGACGACGCCGGGCCGGGCATGGTCGACAAGCGCGGCCTGGCCCGGGTCGCACCCGGCCTGCTCGAACCGCTGCCCTCATGAACGGCGCCGATCAGGTGGTCGTCGGCATCGAGGTCATGCAACTCCGCGCGCTCGCCGACGCCCTGGCCCGCGTCGACCAGGACGCCCGCGTCGACCTCACCCTGACCGACGCCATCCTCCACGCCCAGGTCGAGGACGGCGACCGCCGCCGATCCTGGTTCACCGTCGACATCAACGGCGCAGTGATGCACGGGATCGGCACGGCCCCGGACCCGGTGCAGGACCGCGACGGCTGGTGACGCCGGGCTACCGGCCGCCGGGCAGCGCGCTGCTCGACCCGCGGTCCCCGACCGGCGCCGACACGATCGACGTCAACACCGACAGGACCGCGGCGCCCGCCGCGACCCCGACCGCGGGCAGCGGATCGATCTGCAACACGTTCAGCGCCCCGTCAGCACCCCACAACAGCAGCAACGTCTGCGCCGCCGACTTCAGCGCGCGGTCGGCGGCACCGATCCAGAACGACCTGGTCAGCATGGTGAGCTCCTACTCCGTGTCCGGGTGGCGGTACACGCTCCAGGCGTCGACCAGCATCGCGCCGGGCCCGGTGGTCTTCGCGCCGTCGGGGAACCAGTCGAGCTGCAGGCACCCGTGGTGCGCGCCGAACGCGGGGTAGTTGAAGTGCGACGGGTTGGCGTCGGAGAACCACAGCGTCCCGTCGCACCAGCCGCGGACCCCGGACCGGGACCACTCCACCTCCCACCAGTGGTACTTCGTGGTGTCGACGTCGATGGATCCGGTGGTCTGCTGGTCGCTGCGGCCGCCGCTGGTGGAGTAGTGCAGGAAGAACTCCACCCGGTTGACGCTGCACTTCCCTTCGCTGAAGTCGATCTCGCCGCCGCCGTGCATCCAGTTCTCGGCGGTGGGCCAGGTCAGGGCGACCCCGTGATAGCGGGGGTCCCCGCTCGGGACCCGCATCCGGACCGCCCACCGGCCGTACCGCTGCGAGCGGCGGTTGGCCATGGCGCCGGTCGTGCCGTCCTCGGTGCCGCTGATCCGCAGGGCGCGGCCGCCGAGCGCGGTCGGGTCGTCGACGATGTCGATCTGCGCGGGCCGGCGCAGCCCGTTCCCGACGTGCCCGGCCGAGTTGTACGGCGACCACCTGGTGAGGTCGAGGGCCGGGCCGGTGAAGTCGTCGCGGGTCACCTCCAGCGGCACCCACCCGTCGGACAGGGCGCGCGGGCCGTGCTGCGCGCCCGGGGTCGGCGGCGGCGGGACGTCGGCCTCCTTCGTCGTGCCAACCGCCGACACCGACCCGAGACCCCACCCGGTGACGGTCAGCGTGTACGTCGCCCCCGGACGCAGGGACTGGAACGTGAACCGGCGGTCGCGGTCCGGGCGGTGACCGATCCACGGGCCGGTGCCGCCGACGTCGGTGCCGTCCCGGGCGACCGTCCACCCCTGTGCGCTGTCGAGGGCAGAGGACCACTCGACGGTGATGGTGCTCGAGGTGGTGTCGACGACCTTCAGCGCGACCAGTCCACCGTCCGGGGGCGGGTCGTCCCCGAGGAGCGTCCGCAGCGCGGCGATCGCCGCCTCGGTCGCGGCCAGGGCCTGCTCGACGTCCGGGTTCACGGCGTCGGCTTCGGGTTCAGCACGGCGTCGATCCGGGCGAGCGTCTGCTCGATCCCGTCCATGCGCGCGGTGTGCTCCGCGGCCAGGGTGTGCAGGTCCAGCCGGATGGACAACGCCTGCCCGACGACGTTGTCGTCGGCCGCGTCGTGATGCTGGCGGTAGTCGTGCGTGCCGAGCAGCAGGTCATGGATGTCGGTGAGCTTGCTCAGCACGTCGTTCTGGAACTCTGCGGTCATGTCACTCCCGTCGTGTCGTCTGGTGGTGGTGCCGAGCTCGCGGCCGACAGCGGCCCGGAACGCGACGAGATCGAGGTTCGGGTCGACCTTGCGGCCGTGCGGGGCGGCGACCTCCTTGTGACCCAGCACCCGGTCCGCGCCGAGGGCGTAGCGGTGGCACAGCGCCGCGCACAGCCGCGCATAGGTCTGTACCTGCACCACCGGCCACGGGTCGCTGCCGGTGGCCTCCGCCTCGATCCCGACCGCGAACGCATTGGACTGGTCCGGGCGCAGGGTGGCGCCGGTGTGCCAGCACAGACCGGCCGCGACGACGTGCACCGTCCCCGACCGGGCCAGCAGCAGGTGCGCCAGCGGGCCGGGCAGATCGGCTCGGCCGTCGCGCACCACGTGCAGCGACGGCGCGTCACCGGCCTTCGGGCCGGCAGTGTGGTGGCACACGATCGTGCGCACCCCGAGCATCGGGCCGTGCCCGCGCTGCTGCCAGCCGGGCTCCTCGACCACGGTCAGGCCGGCACGGCGGCAGGTGTCGGCCAGATCGGTCAGGAACATGTCAGCCTCGCAGGGTCGTGTAGATCACCAGCAGGGTTGCGATCTCGGGCTCTACCGCAGGCCGAGGAAGACCGCCAGGACCAAGCCGGCCAGACCGACGATGCCGGCGACGACTCCGACGATGGCGCCCATGGTGAGCCTGGTGTCACCGGTCTGGGTCTTCACGCCCTGCGCCTCGTACTGGGCGCGACGTAGATCGTCGATGGCCTTCTGGATCGGGTCGAGTGCGGCGGCCAGGGTGATCCGTACGGTCTCGGCGGACACGGCGACTTGCGCGGCCAGCGTGGTGGCCTGGAGGTTCGACACCTCCGCTGCTTGTGCGACCGCGCCGACATCGACAGCTCGGATGGCGTTGATCCGGGCTGTCTCCGCCTGTCGCAGCATCTCGTCGTAGTGCGCGCGCAGCTCGACCTCACGCCGTAGCGCGGCCGACTCTGAAGCCCGCAAGTCGTCCAAGCGCTTCACGGCTGCCTCGACGAGATCCAGGACGTTGCGGGTGGGGTCGGGCATCGGGTTGCCGGCGGCGACCATGCCGGGTCCGGGGTTCGGCAGAGGGGACGTCACGTGTAGATCATCCAGTTGAGGGCCACATACGGGGGGCGGATGCGGCGGCGCTCGTGGCGGCCGCATCGGCTCTGGTACTCGGCAGCCATCGTCACCTCCTCACGAACACCACACTGAGCGAGCTGCGACCCCCGACGGTGAGCCTCGTCGCGCCGCTCCCCTGGGTGCCCAGCAGCTGCAGGTAGTCGCCTTCCGCCAGCGCGACAGGCACCAACGGAGTGAGCGCGGTGAACGCGAAGACTCCGTACACATCCACCTTGAAGGCGAAGTCCTGCGCCGTGCCGTTGACCGCGCAGCTGGCGGAGATGAACTGGTTCCCGGACGCGGTGTCGATCGTGGCCCGCCCCTGAACCATGTAGATCCCCGCCCATCCGGATGGGACCGTCCAGCGTGTCGGGTTCGTGACGAGGCTGTGGCCGTCGTGGGTGTCGATCGCCTCGCCGTCGAGGGTGAGCGCGGTGGCCACGCCGTCCGCGACCGACTGCGCGCTCGACTGGTAGCCGAAGAACACCGGAACATCGAGCCGGCGCCTCGTGGCCATGCGCGCGAGGACGGTCTCCCGGAAGTCCTTGAGCTCGCGATCGACCCGCCCGAGCTGCTCGATGGAGTCCTCGAAGGGCCGATCATCAGCCACAGCTGCCCCCTTCTACGCGAACTCGACGGTGACGGTCTCGGTGCCGCCGGCGGCGACGGACACGGTGCGCTTCCGGATCCGGAACGCGCCCTCGACGCCGAGCCGGTCGTGAAGCGAGTACGCGACGGTGTCGCCGACGCCGTAGGCGGACAGCGGCACGTCCGGTGGCACCCGCAGCCGCGGCCCTGGCACCAGCAGTGCCTCGGTGCGGGGGGCGAGCAGCCCCTGCAGGTGCGCGAGCAGGGTCAGGGAGTCGGACACCTCGAACGACGCGGTCACTGCCGACCGGCCGAACGTCGCCCGCACGTCGGCGTCGAACGCGATACCCCAGAGGGGCTCCGGCTCGGTGCCGGTGCCGGAGCCCGCCGCGTCGGACGCGACGTCTCCGGGGGCGACCGAGGAGGCGATGTCGGTGGAGGTGATCGACAGGCCGTCGAACACGACGGCGCCGGGGCCCGTGCTGCGGTCGGTGCCTTGGCGCGGGCACCACAGCTGCAGCTGTCGGGTCGTCGGGTCCACCGAAATGTCGAACCCGGCGTCCCTCTTCCCGAGTTCCTCGATCCGCTGGCCCATGTTGTGGTTCTCGTTGCGCTTGTACGTGGCATCGGTCAGAACAAGGGAGACCCCCACAATGGCTGTGACCAGGCCATAGTTGCCGTAGGACGAGTTCTGCCAGCTGTCGACAAGCGTTTTCACGATGGTGAACTGGTCGACCTGCACAAAGACCTGATCGGTGTCGATCGTCCAGTACCGCAGGTATCCCAGCAGCCCGACGGCGTTGAATATCATCGTGCCGTCCTTGGTGTCCCACGTGAGCAGCGGCCCGGCGAACACCCGCTCGCCCTCGCGGTACAGGTGGAACTCGCACGGGTTGCGGCGCAGATCCAGCAGCCGCGAGACCACGGCGTCGGTGAGCGTCGAGATCGGCGCCCTGGCCTGCAGTGCCTGCGGCCGGGACAGCTCGTCGGTCCACGAGAGCCCGTCGCAGGCGATCGCGTCGATCTCGACGAGGGTCGGCGGCCCGGACGGCTGCGGGATCCGTGCCACACAGACCAGCTCGTAGCCCTCGCTGCGCCGCGGCGGGCGGCGCAGCGTCGACAGGTCGACGGTGATCTTGACCGTCGGGGTGCCGACCGTCGACAGCGACGCGATCGACGTCGGCGCGACACCGGTCTGCACCGACGGGACGCCCACCGTCGAGATCGACGGGATCGACCCCGGCAGCACGGCGGTCGGGTCGGGGGGGCCGGGGAAGAACCGGCGGGGGGCAGGGCGCCCGGTGGGCCGCCGGAAGACGGGCGACCTGCTCATGGGCTACTCAGACCGCCAGCTCGTGGCAGACCATCGTGAACGCGTAGTTCCCGGCGGGCGGCGCCACGTTGTGCTTGATCGCCAGACCGTTCGCGACCCCGACGGGCACGTGGATGTACGCCTCGGGGGTCGGCTCCCAGTTCCACATCCACCCGGTGCTGCTGCCCCAGCCTTCCTCGAGGAAGTCGCCGTCGGTGCCCTCCGCGGATGCGGTGTGCCCGGCGGTGAACCCGGCGTCGGCGTCGCCCGGTGCGGCGTTGATGAACGTCGACGCCGCCACTGAGGTGTAGGTGCCGGCGGCGGTCTTACGGACGAGTCTCACGCGGGCGTTCGCGGCGGTCGGGATGGTCGCCTGCGCGAGGGTGATCTTCGCCTGGATGACGACCAACGGCCTGCTCGCGTGCGCGTGCACCACCAGGTTTGTGACCGCGCCGGGGTTGGTGATCACCGTCGACACGACGTACGGGCGGGACGGAACGAGGATCACGGGGGCCTACCTCCGGTAGTTGGGGCTGCGGCGCTGCACGAACCCGGCGTCGGGGATGGGCAGCAGCGCAATCAGGAACCCGCACTGCGGGCCCGCCTGCGCGGACGTTCCGGTGATCGACCCGGTCGAGCCGGCGGTCGGCTGCGCGAGGGTGGCCACGGTGAGCTCGAATGTGGCGTCGACCTGCTCGGTGTAGCCCGACGGCGGGGTCCAGCCGCCGGTGCCGGACGCGAACGTGACGGTGCCGCCCCACACGATCAGCCGGTCGGGCCCGGTGGTCGTCAGCGACACCGCCGGGGTCACCGTGCCCGACGTGCCGCGCTGGGCTGTCGCCGGACTCGCGTCGGTCGGATCACCGGTCAGGGTGGCGCCGGTGTAGGAGGTGGCCGCGGCCTCCGTCCACGTCGAGGAGTGGGTGAACGTGTAGGTCCCCGAGTCCGCGCCGGCCGCCCGTTTCCAGAACACCCGCTGGCCGTGGGCCGAGTTCGCGATCCCCGACCCCACCTCGGCGAACCCCGACGGCAGACCGGTGATGGTGACCGTCGGCTCCAGGTAGAAGTGGACCAGGATGATCTGCTCGGCCGCGACACCCGCAGGGACCGGGACCGGGCTCGACGTGCGGGTGGCGCCGGTCAGGTAGGTGCCGGCAGCACCGAACGCGGGCGCGGCCACTAGACCCGGAAGATCTTGTCGGCGCCGCCGGGCCAGAGAACGGGCACATCCACCCCGATCGGGGTGAACGGAAGGTTCGTGGCGGTGTCGATCCGGACGATCAGCCGCTGCGCCGACGCGGCCACATCCGCGCCGCCACCGACCGCGGACGCCTGGTAGATCAGGATCATGTCGACGGGCGCCCCCGCCGTGACCGTCGGCCAGAGGTTGTCGGCGGCGCCGCCGACCCCATCGACGGTGGTCTTGGTTCCGAGGGTGATCGTGGAGACCAGCGTCGCGCCGGCACCGGTGGCGTCGGAGACGAACTTGTGCGACGCCGAGTAGGTGTAGCCGCGGATCGCGGACGCCTTGATCGTGGCGACGTTCCAGGAGATCTCGCCCCGCAAGAACCCTTCGTAGCCTTGCGGGTACACCAGGTTGGCCACGTCATCCGCTCCAGGTGTGTCGGTACTCGATGCTGCAGGTCACCGGGGCACCGGCCGGAGTGGTGCGCAGGTACAGCAGGTTCACCCCGCCGGCGGCGTCCGGGTCGGGCGCCAGGTAGAAGGGCTGGCGCGGCTGCTGCCAGGCGCCGTACTTGCCCGCCCCGTTCAGGGTGACCACGCTGGTGCGGCCACCGGTGACCCGCGAGCGCATGTCCCCGACCAGTTCCGCTCCGGCCTGCAGCGTGGCGATCACGTCGAAGGCGGTGTTGGTGCTGGCGTTGACCAGCTGGATCCGGGTGACGTCGGGGCCGCTGGTGGGCCCGGTGATCCGGATGGTCGGGTAGGCGCGGTCGTCGCCGTCGTTGACCGCGCCGGCGACGGTCACGACCTCGGACACGTCGGGGGCCACCGGGACGTAGACCCGCTGCACGGTCGCCGAGTAGAGCCGCGGATCCGCCGCGCGCAGGGTGAACGGGGTCGTGCCGAGCACCGTCTGCGCGAACGTCATCTCGCGGCTGGTCTCGATCGGCCGGTAGTACAGCGTCCTCAGCGGCCGGCCGGGGTGCCGGAAGATCAGCTCGACGTCGTCGTCGGGTCGGGGGCGCAGCGCCCGCCGCAGGACCGCCAGGCGGTCCTCGACGGCGGCCCGGGACCCACCACCAGTCGGTGAGGCGCCGATCTTCCACACCACCGTCCGCGGCATCGGCAGGTCGAGTCCGCGGTTCGCGCCGGGGTCGTTGGGCAGGTCGGCATCAGAGATGCGCACCGCCGCGCCCTCCAGTCCGACCACCGACTCGACGGGGTAGTCGGTGCCGGCGCCGATCAGCAACCCGGTCCAGCCGTTGAGGCGGTACTGGTAGTCGAACGGGCCGATCCGGGCGCGGACCGCCGTGACCTCAGCGAACGCCTCGTTGTTGGCGTCGTCGGTCAGCTTCAGCCGACCGAACACGGTCAGGAACCCGGATCCGGCGACGTCGAACGCGACCGTGTTGGCGGGATTGGTGGCGCTGAACTTGACCGGGCCGCCGGTGGTCTTGAACGTGGCGACGAACCCGATCCAGCGTCGCGTCGTGGACAGCTTCGCGGTCACCTTCTGCGCCGCGGTGCTGGCCAGGTCCGTCGCGAAGAAGCTGACCCGCCCGCGCTCCCAGTCCTCGTTCGACGAGCTCGGAACGGTGTCCTCGTAGAGCCGGGGCATCCCACCGGTGAACCCGGTCTGAGTGGTCGACTCGTACTGACTGGCGATGACCCCGAACGCCCACTCGTTCGACGCGGCCAGCGTGCTGGTCTGCCCGGTCGAGGCGAGATCGCTTTCCCCGGTCGCGAACTGGAACTGATCCAGCGCGGACCCCTGCGCGATCCCCGGCACCTCGAACAGGCGCCAGACGACGCCCCGGTAGGAGTCCATGGTCATCGACAGCGACGACATCGCCGGAGTGTTCAGGCGGTACCAGGAGGCGACCTGGATGTCGCGCAGCCCCTTCGAGGGCAGCAGCGGCGAGAACCCCTGCCCGGACTGCACCTGCAGCGAGATGGGCACGCCGCCGGTGGCCTCCGCGACCGCGATCACCAGCGACCCGGGGATCGTGGGCAGGTCGAACGTCGCCTTCAGCGACACCGACCCGGTGTCGCCCGGACCCTGCTTACGGGTGGTCGCGACGGTGCTCTGTCGGATGCTGGGCATGCGCTACGCCGCAGCCGCCCCGAACCGCAGGATCAGCCCGCCGGCGTCGAACTGCACCGGGGTGCTGCCGGACGCGCACGGGATCGGCGCGTCCAGCTTGAACCAGTACGCCACGACCCCCCCGGACGACGCGATGAAGTACCCGAAGTGGGTGACGAGCCCCCAGTTCCCGGTCGGGTTCGCGAACACGGTGTTCGTGCCGTTGACCTTCGTCGTCTCCCCGCCGGCGGTCACCGCGGCCGGGAAGTTCGTGGCGTTGTTGGTCTGCGAGCTGCGCGCGTAGCTGCCGCCGACCGGCTCGGTGAACCCGGTGCCGTCCTTCGCCGGCGTCGTGGTCGACAACCCCACGAACCAGGTCGCCGGCGCCCACGTCGTCGCGCCGCCACCGAACTGGCTATCGGCGATCAGCCGGTCGCGGTCATAGATGGCTGGCACAGGATCTCCCCGGGATGTCGGTGTGCAGGGCTAGTGCGCAGGTCAGCGCAGGTCAGCGGTTGGCGCGCATGAGCATTCGGGTGGCGTGCGCGCCTTCGTCCGCCGTCGCGGCGTTGATCGTGTACGAGTCCCCGCCTCGGCCACCGCCGTCAGCCAGCGAGCGGGCGAGCAGCTGCTGCACCGCGGCCAGGCGCTGCTCGACACCACTCATGTCGACGCCGGCGCCGGCGACCCCGACCGCGGTGCGCACCACCGCCTGACCGCGGGGGGTCAGGTTGTAGCCCTGCGCGTTCGCCGCGTACCGGGTGTAGCTCAGCGACGACTTCGACCCGTTCAGCGGGATGTACACCTCGGTGGCGGTGGGGTTGTCCCCCACGACCCGCCACGTGTTCGGTGGGACCGCCGCCGCCCGCGCCGGCATCGAGGTGAGGCGGTGACCCATGTAGCTGCCGAAGCCGCTGTCCCCGCCGCCGGCGTAGGCGACCACCGGGTGCCCGGTCGAGGTGGCGCCCAGCACCCCGCCGTGGGCCATCGGCGCGACGACGCCGCCGGCGCCGAACATGTCGACGATCCGGCGCACCGTCGTCTGGGTGATGGTGACCGCGATCGACGTGCTCATGTGGGCGATCGCCGCGGCGGCGGCGCGGGCCGCGGCCAGGGCCGGGCCGGTGTTCGCGTTGACGGTCATGGTGCCGGTCGTGCCGTCGGCGTTGGCCTTCGCCGCGCCGGTCTTCCCGATCGCCGGGGCGTTGTTCCCGTCGATCGTCATGGTGCCGATCGCCGCGGTCACCGCGGCCACAGCCCCGGCCAGGACGGCCCGCGCGGCCCCGTCGACAGCGTTGACGGTCATGGTGCCGACCGCGCCGTTCACCGCGCCGAGCAGGCCGGCCAGGACACCCTGCGCGGGTGCGGCGTTGGCGTTGAGGACCGCGGTCGCCACGGCCCCCGCGGCGGCCGCGACGAACTCGCCGATCCGGGCGATCGCCGGGTTCGGGTTGGCGTCGATCACGATGGGAGGGACGGGGATGTTCAGGGCGGCGAACACCG